CACAAAGTTGTTTACGTGCACGGTGATTGCGGAACCACTAGGTATACCCTTGTAAACTTCCAACAAGGTATTACTCGCAAGAGTATACCTATGAGTATGCTCACTAAGAAGCACCTGTCGCACGTTGTTATCTTCCTTTGATCCACCATACCATGAATTAATGATCTCACCGATGTCGGTAAGAACCTCTCCATCAATAAGACCATCAAAGGACTGAAAGTCTCCAGCAAATCCCATGTCACCATATTCTCGCAAATACTCATAGAGCTCTGTCCACTCAGCACCAATAGGGTTCAATCCAACTTTCATTGGAAGAATAGCCCTATTGGACATAATCATGGAACAAAAATCCAAGAAATGGGATCGCACAGCCATTGTGAAGTCACAAGGCATGATAGTAAACACTCTGGTCTTTGGGACCTCGTAAATTTTCTTCAGTGCTACTCTCTCATCCTTGGTACATTCAGCAGAAACTGAGAATATTCTCTCTCCTTTCCTGGCTGCTATGATTCGCTCAAGATACTTTTGTTTCAGCGGTAGATAATCAATATCTTGCTTAGGCGCTCCCGTATAATACTCACCCACTTGCTTAAACATCCAACTCTTATTGGAAAATCCTGAAGGCCTCTGCTTAACATAAGGGAAACCCTCAGAGGAACTCATGTTCATACGATCCATGAAATCTACCCCTGGCACTCCATTGATTGTTTGCTCCAATGAAAGCACCCCACGCTCGCCACGTGTACCATTGAGAGGCTTCAACATGTCAATCATATGAGCCACAAATTTCCTTCTATCCTTGGGATTGAAAGGACGAGTGACACCACCATACTTGTTGATACCAGATACGATAGGATCAAACTTCTTTCCCTCCAAACGCGGATCAACAGCCGAAAGAATGGCTGGTTCTGTCTTTGCTTGACAAACGACGCCATGTAACACAGTCTTATTGATATTACTCTTCTGTGGGACATAAATCGCCAATGAATCAGGGACAGTACCAATCACTCCCAAATCACCCTTAGGAACATCACAGAGGATGGAAGATTCCACCTCACGAGTGAATATTTCACGCTCGACAATAGGTTCATCATCAAACATGGATATCAACCCATTGGTGTGGGTATCAAGAGTCTGTAGAGCACTCTCAATTTGTTCCCTAACCACCATCTCTGCGTATGCCACCTTAGTGTTAATATTGGCGCAAACGTGGATTCCAACAATCTTTCCATTTGTACACCTATTTTCCTGGATTATTGGACTCCCACATTCGCCTTGGACTGTATCAGCACGATAGGAATACCCCTTAAGAACATGGGTTTCACCATCTATCTCATAATTAAC